TACAATCTCCATCAGTACAGGTTCCAACATTAGTAATATCACCAGCACCAGCAGCAATCCATTCAAAGTTTGTAGTTCCCAGAGCATAGCTTAAAATATATCCATCTTGTTCGGCATTTTGAATGTTGAGATGATCCGGATCAATAGAACCATCATTATAATGCTCGGAATCAAGGCTGTTATCTTCTAACTTTGTTTCATCTATTACATCAGCGGCCAAATGGCCTTTGTCTATTGATCCATCAGCATAATGCTCAGAATCAATGGCGTCATCAGCTATGTCGCTTCCATCAATAAAATCGTCCGTACAATCTCCCGTTGTGCAATCTCCGACTGTGGTAATGTCTCCGCCACCTGCTAACTCAACCCATTGAAAGTTGGAAGTATCAGATTCATAAGTAAGTACATATTCATCTGTAGGGGCATTGGCAATATTGAGATGCTCCTCGTCAATCGATCCATCTGTATATTGGTCAGAATCAATATCATTATCAGGCAAACTTAATTTAATCCACACACCAGAGGTTGCGTAATTTTTACATCTAATATATGTCGGAGAACTTGTGGCGTTTGTTGCTGATTGATCAAAATAATAAAAATAGACTTCGCCGGTTTGCAAGGTTACAATACCACCAGCGTCCTCAGCTCCGTTACCAATATCAGCGCAATCAGTGTTATCAACACTTCCGGAAATTTCTCCTGTTAAAGAAGTAAAGCCACGAAAAACAAGAGCATCTACTGATGTAGAAAATCCAAAAATTATAAACATTAACAATATAAATCTTTTCATGTTATTAATTCCCAACTAATTTTAACGGAACCACTAAAGAGTCACCTAACTTCGGTATTTGCACTTTTGGTACGCCATGACCAACCGAAACTTTATCTGTTGGCCAGGGAGCTGTTCGTGATAAATCAAATTCACAGTTTTTAATTATAAAATCATTTAATCCTTGTTTTTGCTTTACTGCTAATTTACGCAATTCTATAAGTTGATCTTCCGACGGATTGGCTACACAAAGTTGATATTTATCCTTGTCATAATCGACAAATGGCTGTTGCAAAACAGTCGGATCCTGACCGTTACCAAAACAAGGATGATTTTCTCCAACATTTAAAGAAATCACTTTCTGTTTATTTTTATCCATCAATCCAAATACCCAAAATATTTCACCAGATGAATTTACATAACGCATTTCAATATATGCTGTGTAAGAACTATATTGTATTGCAAATTCGCATTTTTGTATATAGGTTGTTGAACTTGTCTGACAATACCCAACTGAAGGATCGTACCATCTGAATTTCGCATTACCAGAAGGATTGTTCGTTTTAATACGAGGATGGAATCCGTACTCAGCGCCGGTCAAAGTAAGCGTCTGCCATGCAGTAGTTCCGGTTATAGAAGAGGTTGTCGTCGTCGTTTTAAGCTTTGATTGATTAACAGCAGCCGCCCCTATTGTCAATGCTGTTGCTCCAGTAACATCACCGGTATGGGCCGCATGGGTGATAGTCCGATTGGCAGTTAATATTCCTCCGCCGGACAACCCGGTGCCTGCGGTAATCGTAATCCCAAGCGACAAAGCCCTGGAATTTGCAAAATCATAGACACTTAGCCACAACGAATTCGCCTCGTTGCGTATTTTTAAAATGTTGGTTGTTGTATCGAACCACCACATCCCTGCTACTGTATTAGATGGAGCTGATGCTCCTGAAAAACTTGATTTTAAAGCAGCAAAATTAGCCTCCATATTTGCCACATCCGTTACAGCAACATGATCAGATTGGTAGCAATTATCTGTAAAAGTTTGGCTCATTGGGTCACCTCTTCTAATATTTCATCAATTACGCCTTGTGCAATACTGCGAATAAATTCTTTTTTTTGCTCAACAGCAATTAACTGTTCGAACTTTGGTTTAATTTTATTTTTCAATTCAGCCGCAGTCCTACATTGAAAAGTCTTTCCAGAAATTACCAAATCGCCATTGTCCCGAATTGCATTTATTGTTATTGTGTAAGCACCATCTGGTTCTTCTGTCACTTGTTGTAATTGTATTGTTATCGCCATTATTGTGGCCCCTCGTATGCTAGCATGTTTAATTCCCTTAAATATAAATTCGCATCCAATGAAGGATCAATGATTGTAATCACTACGGATATATATTGAGCCTCAACCTCAGCACAAAGCAATTCAAAAAAAGTTATTTCTGACCAAGAATCCCCAACCAATTTCTTATAGCGCAATGTAGCACGTAATTGGCTCGCAGAAGTTGGAGAAAAAATCTCTGTCCAGGAATTAGTCAAACCAATAGTGGCCCATGTGTTTGCTGCATATACCCCTGCCCATGTGGTTGCAGAGCTTACAAATCCAATCCTAAAATCGCCCCATAGTCTAACTTTCTCAACGGCATTAAGATCGGCCGTAGGAGAAGTCCATGTCCCTGTTAGCACCCCTGCGGTATGTGAACATTTTAATGAATCATCTCCGTCATAAGTCACATGCTGAGTATTAACAAAAGTCCCCGCAGTAAAATCCCATGACCATGACCCATAAGTAGCAAGCTCACTATATCCAGGAGGCACAAATACCACAACCGTTGCTGATACCGGAGTACCTGAATAAAATCCCGAATTGTTTTTTGCTGCTGCCCAAAATGTATGCGTACCTGGACGAACCCCATTCAAACGCAAGGAAATATTTTTATTAAAAGAAATAAAAATACCACTCGCCCAACTTATCCCCAGCCGAATCTCGTAGCCCTCAATATCAGGACCAGTTAACGGAGTGCCATAAATAGTTACAGAATCACCATTTGCGATAGCAACAATAGCAGACAAGCTCCCTGGTGCATCAGTCGCACCAATGATGGTATCTGTTACCGTTGTGCACGAATCGAAATCTTCCTTTAAACCAAAAATCGAAACTGATCTAATTTTACAAGAATAAGTTTCGCCTTCCTCTACCGGATCAACTGAATAATTGGTATCAGAACGGGTCATATAACGCCAATCCCCACTTCCTATTTTCAACCAAATTTCAGCATAATCCCACCACGGATAATCCGTTGCCGCAGGAGCATCAAAATCTATATTCCATCTTGTAAATGATCGCTTGCGATAATAATAAACCACCTCTTCACGACTAACATTAGTAACAGACCAAACAGCATCAAGCGGACCAGGCAAATCAGTATCATCATAATCGTGGGCAGTTAAGTTATAAATATCATCATATAGAGTTGCCGCCTCTTCCACAAGTGTCAATGAAACGGTGTGGTCGCCGTTTATAGGGCATGCCAATACCCGAAGTATCTTATCGGTCCAACCTGGCATTGTATGATCGAAATACACCAAATCAAGCGGTTCTAACGCCATACAACGACTTGTCCCTGTGAATGATACTTGCTTATTTAATCGTAAGCGCTCAAGCCAATAATTAGACATTTTTTGAACTAAGGCCGGTTCACTCAGCCCCAAAACACTAATCGCAGTTTCTCTAAGATCACCTTCAGCAGCAATAGCCGTTGCGGATGAAGTAATAATATCATCCGGCTTATATTTCTTCTCACTACTCAAATGAGTTGCCCGGATTGCATTGGGCCTTGCTCCAGTATCTGGTTGCGAAATCTCTAATGATGAAAATGTTTCATCTGACCGGATAACATCCGATTCACCTAAAGACATTACAATTGATTCATAATTCAAATCCAAAAATCTAATTTTTAAAAGATTGGCGGATTGGATTATATCTCCTCTGAAATTAGCAAATATTAATTCCAAGTTATCTGATACCGCCTGATTATCGCCAATGGGCATATTACAAGTCCATCCCTTATCTTCACAATAATCAATAGTAGTAGACAAACAAGGAACATCAATCCGAGAAGAACTAATCCCTATACCACCTCGTTGCGATGAACGAGTAATAAAATCATAAGCACATAGAGCAGGATTATTTGTATATTCAGTAACAGTAGTAACAGGATTATAAATCTTAGTGCCTTGGATAACAGCCGTTACCTCTGGCTCGGAATTAAATTTATCAGGATCGTACTTTAAACGAACCATCAAATAAGAAGTGTATCTTAAAGTTTGATCCCATTTTGATGTAGCGGTTTCAAGAGTTGTGCAAATACTTTGATCAGATGCACCATTAAAAAATTCTATGTAGACAGCATCTCCATACTCAGTAAATAGCTTATCGTCAAGATAAACCAAAGGCGGGTTATCGCTTGGAAGTTCCGCACCCGTTGTTGTATAAACGGTATCATCCTCACGAACAATACCATTTATCGGGCCTTCACCTAATTCACATATCATATAAAGATATGGGTTGGTCACATGCATGAAGGTCTTATTAACCCCCATCCTAAATTGCCCATAAAGAATTGAAAGCGGCTCGCGGCTTGATCGTGTATTTAATTGATAGGCCGTTTTTGCTGGTTTTATCTTACCTTTTGCTGTAATATCAGCAATAATTTTACCAGCTAAAAATAGCCCCAATTGTATAACTACTGCCGCCCCAACTTGTGGCATTAATCAACCCTCCGAGCCATGATCGGACGATTCCACTTATCAAGATTAAACAACTGTACCCCTCGCCGAATGAATGAAGCTACTGCCATACCATTACCAATATAAACAGCTGGGAACATTCCCAGTCTATGCTTTTGAAACACCACCAATAAATCACCTGTTGATGGGTACTTTGTGCTTACTGGTTTCCCTATCTTACGAAAAGCCCTCAGCATCATAATCTGTGCTTTTTTAATATCATCATTTACAAGATCGTTATAGTTCGATACATTAATCCCATCCACTTCATCCGGTAAAGGTTTTTCAATATCCCGCATGAAATTGACTACAAATTCAATGCAACCATAGTCCTTAAATGGTTTTCCGATATATTTTGATGTGACTAATGAAAGATTCATTTTGATTTTGATGTCCCGTATCCCTTCACACCCCACCATAGTTTTTGATCTTCAACAAAAGAAATATATTTACGCCCACCAAAATTATCATAATTACCAAGCAACTCACATCGCTCCGGACTTTGATCGCACCATGTTTCCGACCCCGAATAACCACATTCAGTTCCAGTAAAACTCCACGGACACGAAGGAGTCGGCAATCTCAGAGCTTTCTTGCGCCATAGCATAAACTCTGTCGATAAAGTGAAGTTTGCCACCCGTTCATTGAGAGTGTATCCAGTAATGTAGCCATTAAAAAAAACAGGTGGGGTTCCAATCAGGCTATAATATTCTCCACCCCCCTCAAAAGCAACATCTCCATCTTCCCAAACGACATCCCCGTCTTCAAAAGCAACACCACCAGTAGCAGTTTCTCCACCAGCAGCAACAGGATATTCTTTTGAGTACA